CCCGCGGCTTGCGCCTGCGGGCTTTTGTTTGGGAGGCGGGCAACTGCCCGCCACAACGTGGCACTCAGGCCATGCTCAAGCCCGCGTGGTGATGACGAAAGTATTCCCAGCGGCCGGCGTACCGTAGTACGTGGCTCGCCACTGCCCCGACGCGGTGCTCTGTTCGCCCCACATCTGTCCCAGCGTTCCGGTGGTGGTCGTAATGTCGGCCTTGACCATTGCGGGTTGCTCCGCGCTGTCGCAGATAGATTCGGCCAGTGAGGTTACGAAAGGATAATCGACTTGGGCGGCCGACAACGTCGGCGTAACGCTCCGCGGGCGTATGGAGCGTGCCATCCACGATCGGGCCATGGTCCTGGACTTGAACAGAATACCCAGTCATGTTGCCCGGAGAACTGGAAGTGCGAGGCTCCGGAAGAACGGTTGCATCATCATCGACATGATGCTTCATTGCTGCCGAATTCTCGGCCGAGCGCTTCAGTTGCTGTGGGGAAAGAGTTCTGATCGTCATGTGATATCTCCGGGAAATTTGCCGCTGCTGGGCTAGGGGGCATTCTCTGTTCGCGATCCGGTCTACATGGCTTTCTCCTGGATGGACGAAAAAAAGCCCGCGGAGTGCGGGCTATCTGTTGCAGCATGACCTAGCGGATCGCAGCCTCACGACGGGCCGAACCGGGATTTCTCCCAGCTCTGCACCGCCGCACGTTGCCGTGCCGCACACTCTCCGTACAACGCAACCAGCGCGATATAGCTGCGCGCCAGATCGTCCCAGCTATCGCTCGTCACCTCGGGCACTGGCGGGCACGGCTGCGCCAGGTTGGCCGGCAGAATTGGCCAGGCGGCCGGCCTCGTTGATGTGGCGCAGCCGCTCAGCGTCAATGTGGCAGCCAGCAGGTAAGGGACTCTGGACTTCGACACGGGTGTACCTTTCGATGATCTTGGGGCTGGCGTCGCGCAATGCGGCAAGCGCGACTTCCAGGGATTCGGAGATTCCGCCCAGGCGCGCGGTCTGGCGCTGGAACTCGGTGAGCTCGGCCAGCGTATAGTCGGCGTTTGCCCGATCGACTCCGGCGCGGTACTGAACGGCGCCATACCAGCGCACACACAGGAAGACGGCGGCCACCAGGACGGCGCCGATCAGATACGGCACCAGCGCGCGCAGCGATGCGTTCATGCGCGACCCTTCCAGTTGCGTGGAATCTGGAAGTGCGGACCGTCTTTGAGCGTCTTCCAGTCGCCGCCCCACTCCACCGGAACGCCGAGTTCGGCCGCGCAGGCCTTGACCACGCCAGCCAGGTCAGCGAAGGCCTGCCAGTCGTTCCAGGGAATTGCCTTGTTCACGAGTGGTGCCAAATCTACCGCATGGGCGAGACCATCGACCTGCGGCAGGTGGTAGCTGGCCATGGTCTGGCTTACACCCTTGGCCACATTCTCTCGCTGCTGAGCCAGCGTGCGCGCACCTTCAATCACAGTAAAGTCCACGAGCGTGCGCTCGTTGGCTAGTTTAACCACGGCTACCAGATCAGGATGCACCCCAACCAGGCGCTTCAGGCTCCGCTGCGACAGTTGGAAACTGCTCATTGCTTCAGGCTCCCTACATGTATGAACCGCTACGGCGCTGCACGCCGCCACTCGCCGTCAGATAGATGCCCTTTAGCGCCGCGTCCCCCAGCCACCGCCAACCAACGGAAAAGCGCCAGGCCGCCACAAAGTTGAGGGAGATAATGCTTGCCCATGTCACGCCCCTGTACCCCGCACGCGGTCGATCACAGCCTTCCACAGAGCGCTAACAGGCGCCGCCTGAACGATCTCCCAAGCGCGAGACATGATGGCCATCCCGAACATTCCGGTCAGGAATCCGGCCAGTCCCTCCGGGATTCCCAAGACCAGCGCCAAGTACGACGACGTGTAGTAGGCCACCAGCGATCCGCTGATCGCCATACTGAGACGCGCCAGCCATGACCCTTGCATGTATCGCATGGACACCGCCGCGCCAAGCACACCGGCGAATTTCGCCGCGAAGGCATCGAAGTCTTGGATACTCAATCGCATCCCCTATAGACGTAAAAGGGCCCGCAGAAGCGGGTGGGTTAAGCGGCCTGGTCCGGTCGCTCGGGCCAGACGACATTGCTCGGATATCCCGGTTGTTGATCGATGCGATTGATTGCGACTCGATAGCGCTTCCACGCAAGCAGCATGGCATGCTCTGCCTCCGTCGCCACCCCAATATCAATCGCGTCTTGCAGCGGAGAAATAGCGGATGTCGCCTGAGCCAATAGCGCGCTTTGACGCCTCCGATTCGCAGCTCGAACTTGGTCCGCAGAAAGGACGAGTTCTTGCAGCGACGGTCGACCGTTGGGTCCGGCAACGATCATCTGACCAAGACATTGGCCGTTCATAAGCTCCTGATACGCCATGTCAGAAATTTCCATGGCGTCATTGGGGATTGCGTCGCTATGAACTTCCACAGAATAAAAGCCGCCCGTCGAAGGTGAGTAGTACATAGTTTCTAACGCCCCAAAGCAAGGTACCGGACACTAACTTGACCGGCAATCGAGGACTGAACCCCATTTACGAAGACCGCGGAATTCGTCGCCACTTGTGTCGGTGTGCCGATCAGGCTAACCATCATGTTGAGAGAGCCGGCTTCCTGGCCAGCAGTTGATATCACCAAGTCGCAGGAGGTAGGAAACGCTAGGGGGAACGTCCAAGGAGCAAACCCTGCCGCGTTGCTCAAGACCGTGCTCTGCTGGATGATCAACCCACTGGGCAACCTAGAAAATTGGGCCTCAATGTAGTTCCCCCCCTTGAATGCATCCGCCAACTTCTTCGGCGTCGTCAACACGGTATCGTCGGTCATCGCCTGAGCCTGCAAAGTGCTTGCAATGCCCGCGCCCAATGCCACCCAGTTAGCACCATCAGCATCTGGATTCGTCGTGTTGTTGTCGACGAGATTCAACCAGCTGCCATTCCCGCTCGCCTCGGCCAGAACCGCGCCTTTAGGATAGCCCCCCACGGCCGTCGAGAATGCAGCATCAAACGGATATCGGCCGCCCGCCTGTCCCCACCGTACAGCCGCGCTCAAGAAATTGAGGATTCCATTGAAGTCGGCACCAGAGGGGGGTACGCCACCGGCAGCCAATGGTGTCATCGTCAATGGCGGGAAACCATCAGTGAACGACGCCGCGCCTGGGGTGACACCGATCTGTGAGGCCACCGGGATTGTGCTCTTGGTTCCGCCTTGTGCGAACGGCACGGCGGATTTGATTGGTACGTTGCTAGCCTGCATGGATAAGCCCCGAAGAAGTGAAAAAGACACCGGATCCAAAGGGCTGCATCAGCCCTTCGTTGAATCCGAAAGTTGTGGATATGTCGACCTGCAACAGGTTGGCCAAGACCGCCGCAGGCTTGGGAATAGCGCCGGACTGAGTCAAGATGGCGATCTCGTACGGCTCTAGCGCAAACTCGAACACATACCGAAATTCCATGTATCCCGTATCAGAGACATAACAGCGGCCACGACCCGCAAAGAGATTGGACAGCAGCCGGTTCAAACTGGGCGACGTGCAATCCGAGATATTGGCCAGCGCCTTGACCAGGATCAGCGTGCGATACGCGTCATCGGCAAGCCGATATGTCTGCGTGGCCTGCTCGCCTGTGTAGAACGGCGCCTGATTGAAGGGCTGCCAATTCAGCGCCTCGTCAAACCCCAGATATGTGACGTCTCCCGGTATCGTCAACATCCGGCCGACGTCCACGATCCTGCCCCAGATGTCCAGCCCGAAGCCCTGCGCGGTCTCGACGTTCCAGACGAAGTCATGGAACGCGTCGAAATCGGCGTCGGGATTGATGTAGTCGTCCATGTTGTTGATCAACTGGACGAGCGTGGGGCTGTTGGCGTATTGACTGATAAGGGTCCGGGCCGCCAGCCCCGGCTTAGGCACGACGCTCATATCAATGTCACCGCAATATCGTTGGCCGTGATCGTGGGCCGGCGGTTGATCGGAACGGCCAGGCTGGCGGCCGATGGCGTGTCGGAGCCCAGCAGCAAGGACAGGATGGAGACCACGGGGCTGAGCACCGAAATGGGCGCGTAGAACCGGCTGGCATAAATGGTCGATCCGATGCGTGCGCGCTGCCCGCCATCTCCGCCGTTGAAGGCGTCCATGATCGCCTGCTTGGTCAAGGCCACAATGTCCGACGGCAGGGCTGGGTTGTCCGCCAGCTGCACCGCGAAACGCACGGGCAACGCAG